CCATAAAGTAAATGGGCAAAATGAGGACTTAAGATGGTTGTTATAATATTTATTAGATATGGCACAAACTGATGTATTTTCAAGGTTAAGAAGACTCTTTTCTACCGATGTTATTATTCGTAGTGAAGGAGAAGGTCAATTAAAAGTTATTGACCCTGATAGAATTCAAACCACAGGTGAATTCCAAACCAACTCAGTTGTAGATAGATTTGGTAAAATTTATACCAACCCAGCAGCTACATCTCTCTTAGCACAACAATTTAACCTTAACTATCAATATTATAGAACTTATCTATATGGTGATTACGATCAGATGGATACAGATGCAATTATTGCTTCTGCTCTTGATATTGTAGCGGACGAATGTACCCTAAAAAATGATATGGGTGAGGTACTTCAAATTAGAAGTAGTGATGAAGATATTCAAAAAACCTTATACAATTTATTCTATGATGTTTTAAATATCGAATTCAACCTATGGTCTTGGATTCGTCAAATGTGTAAGTATGGTGATTTCTTTATCAAATTAGAAATTGCAGAAAAATTCGGAGTATATAATGTTATTCCTTATACTGCTTACCACATCCAAAGAAAAGAAAATTTCGACCCTAAAAACCCATCTAAAGTAGAATTTCTCTACAACCCAGATGGTTATTTTACAGGAGGTTCAGGTTACTATGCTACTCCAAATGAAAAAATAGATACGGCTAATCAAATTAAATTTGACAATTATGAGATTGCTCACTTTCGTTTAATTACGGATGTAAATTATCTTCCTTATGGTCGTTCTTACTTAGAACCAGCACGTCGTTTATTTAAGCAATATGTGTTAATGGAAGATGCGATGCTTATTCACAGAATTGCTCGCGCCCCAGAAAAACGTGTTTTCTATATTAACGTAGGTAATATCCCACCACAAGAAGTTGATGCCTTCATGCAGAAGACAATCAACAATATGAAGAAAACTCCGTTAATGGATCCTAATACTGGTGAGTATAACTTAAAATACAACATGCAGAATATCCTTGAGGATTTCTTCATCCCAGTAAGAGGTAACGATAGTACTACTAAAATCGACACTACAAAAGGTCTAGAATACAATGGTATTGAAGACGTTGCTTACTTAAGAGACAAATTATTTGCTGCTCTTAAGGTACCTAAAGCGTTTATGGGTTACGAGAAAGATTTGACAGGTAAAGCTACATTAGCTGCTGAAGATATTCGATTTGCTCGTACAATTGAACGTATCCAAAAGATTGTATTATCTGAATTGTATAAAATTGGTTTAGTACACTTATACACACAAGGATATGATGGAGAACAATTAACTAATTTCGAGTTAAGTTTAACTACTCCTTCAATTATTTACGATCAGGAAAAAATTGCATTATTAAAAGAAAAAGTAGCATTAGCTAAAGATATTTTAGATAGTAAAATCCTTCCAACAGATTGGATTTACGATAATGTGTTCCACTTCAGTGAAGATCAATTCGATGAATATAGAGATCTTATTATTGAAGACCAAAAACGTGCTTTCCGTAATCAACAAATTGCTGATGAAGGTAATGACCCATTAGAAACAGGTAAATCTTATGGTACCCCACACGATTTAGCTTCTTTATATGGTAAAGGAAGATATGAAGCTAACTCAGTACCTGATGGATATGATGAAAAAGTACCATTAGGCCGCCCTGAAGAAAAATCATCAAATAGAAATACTCAAGATGATAATTTTGGTAAGGATAGATTAGGTGTTAAGTCAATGAAAGTTGACGACCAAGAAGAATTTGGTAGAACTAATTTTAAAGGTGGATCACCTTTAGCCTTAGAAAATGCTAAATCAGTATTCGCTAAAAACAGAACGTTAATTGAAAGTTTATCTAAACAATTAGTGTTTGAAAGTGACAAAAATAAAGAGTCATTATTAGATGAATCTAATTTAACTGAGTAAGAATCCTGATATATTTATAAGAAATCCTGATTTAGGAATGAATATTAAACATTCAAAATATAAGAATACCGGTATCCTATTTGAGTTACTTGTAAGACAAGTAACAGCAGATACCCTAAATGGTGCAAATTCTCAAGCGCTTAATATCATTAAGACTTTTTTTGCTAAAAGTGAATTAGGTAAAGAATTAAAATTATACGAAGCTTTAAATAAAAACACTCAATTACATGAGTCTCAAGCTAATATGTTAGTTAACACTTTACTTGAAAGTTCAGTTAAATTAAATAGAAGTATTCTTAGAAGAGAAAAATATAATCTTATTAATGAGATTAAAAAACATTATAACTTAGAAGAATTTTTTAAATATAAAATTCCAAATTACAAAGCATTTGCTTCTTTCTATAACCTACTAGAAATTAACAATACTTCAGACTTTGTAAATCCTGAATTAATTGTAAACAATAAAATAACTCTTTTAGAATATCTTAGTTCTTCACCTATTTCAGAAGAAAAAGTAACAAATGATATCCTAGAGGAATTTAAAAATCAGGATCAAGACGTTAGAATTTTAGCATACAAATTAATGCTTGAAAAATTCAATGGTAAATACGCCAACCTCTATCCCAGCCAAAAAGAAATTCTAAAAGAATTTATCACTTCAGTTGAGTCTACGTCTAAATTAAAAACTTTCTATAACGAAAGAGTAAATTTAATTAAAGAAGAACTCAATACTATCTTAAAAGGAGTTGATAATAAAGTTGTCGCTATTAAACTTGAAGAAGTTTTATCTTTAATTAAGGAGATTGAAAAACCTACTCCTATTACTAATGAAGATATAACTAACCTTCTAATGTATGCTGAACTCTTAGAAGAATTTAGAAGTATAAATGGCAAATCAACACTATAAATACAAATTAGCTAAGAAAGTAGACGAGACCTCAGGAACAATGGGGTCTGCTTCTTTTACACCTGGTACAGGTGCTCAATATGCTACTCCATTTGCATTTAAGAAAACTAAAAAACAACCCCTTCCAGAAGCTGATCCAGGTGCAACATTAGGACCTGGTCCTAAAGCAGGACCCAAAGGAGTTACAGACAATTATTACGTTAAAGCTTGGAAATACAAATTAGTAAATCCTAAAAAATTAGCAGCTCAATCAAAAGCCATAGACACTAAGTATCTTTGGGGAACCAAATATGTATAATTATGGAAGGTGTTAATTCTTTAGATAAGTATTTAAATGGTCTTAATGCCGACCAAGGTAAAAAAGACTTTATTAAAAAAAGAATTTTAGCGTTTCAAGAAATTGAAAAGCAAATGAGTGAATTAAAACCTATGTTACGCGATGCTCAAAAAAAGACTTTAGCTTATTATAAAAAAAGTCCCAATTATAGCATTATTACCCCAACAGATTTAGTCTTAGACTATTTGAAAGATATTAAGGACATATTAAAGCCAGAAGAATGAAAAGTTTACAAAATCAATATAATTTGATCAAAGAAGGCAAAGGGCACAAAGATGTGTTCTTAAAAAACGCCAAAAAATTATTCCCAAATCTAATTCCTAATCATTATGGATTTGGTGAGACTACTCTTATCCTAAAACAAAGAGGCATTATTACAGAAGCTACTATGATTGGTGGTCTTGTATCTAAACCTGCAATCGACCCATTTAATACATTTAACAACTTCTTAAGTGAAGAATTTTCTGTAGCTGAAAATCCTGTAGATGCTCCTAAACCTAAAGATGAACAAACTACTAAAGCTGAGAATAAAAAAGTTTCTAAAGAAGTAGAAGATTTAGATAAAGAAACAGGATACGATTATACTGATTATAAAAATATTGATTACATTTACGGCGAAGCCTTCTTAGAAGGATACTATGCTGAAATGAAAGATCCTAAAAATAAAGATAAGACAGTTGACGAGTTAAAAGGAATAGTAGCAAAAAACATGGCAAAAGATAGTCTTTACTATATGAAAAATGCTGCATTCGGTGTTAAAGGTATTGGATATCAAACCGAAGCTCCTGGTTTAGGCACTCCTAAAGAAGCAACTGGAAAATACAAATCTTCAGGATATGGTGATTTAAAAGAATCTATCTTAGAAATCGCTAAAGAAATTAATGAAGAAAAATGAAACAGGTTTTAATTGAAACCCAATTATTTAAAGTTAACCCAGTTCAGTTAACTGAAGGTCTTAAAACACCTGCTGGAAATCCTCTTGTTGAGGGTATTTTAGCTACTGCTGGTGTTAAAAATGGTAACTCTAGATACTATGCTCCTGAAATTTGGAAAAGAGAAATCGACAAATATCAAGATATAGTCAAAGAAAATAGAGCAACTGGTGAATTAGACCACCCAGATTCTTCAATTATCAACCTTAAAAATGTATCACACATTATTAGAGAAGTTTGGTGGGATGGGGATGAAGTTATGGGTAAAATTGAAATCCTACCTACAGCAACAGGAAATATCCTTAAAGCTCTTATTGAAAATGGTGTAGTAGTAGGTGTTTCTTCACGTGGTGAGGGTTCACTAAAACCTATGTCAGGTGGTATGATGGAAGTACAAGATGACTTTAATCTTATTTGTTGGGATTTTGTTTCAACACCCTCCAACCCAGGCTCATATATGCATTTAGTTAAAGAAGGAATAGAAGAAGTTAAATTTGACAAATACCAAAAAGTCAATTCATTACTTACTGAAATCCTTTGTGCAAACGGGACCTGTCCCGTTTTATAAATCTCCCTCGGGCGCTACCTTGGGCGGCCTTCCTTCGGGAAGGCCATTTTTTTCATATGATGCGATTTTTAGAGATCTTGATATACGTATCATCGTAATATGTCATGAATTTATATGACATCCGTGATTATAACCCTTATTACGTTTCTTAATAAACGTATCCCCCAAACAAATTTTGTGGACAATGAGTAATAGTAGAGAACTACTTAACGAGGCCATTGCCGATGCTAAAGCTGTAAAAGAAGCCGCCATCGCAAATGCCAAGGCAGCTCTTGAGGAAACATTTGCTCCCTATCTTGCGGAAAAGTTAAAGGCAAAAATTGCCGAACTTGACGAAGATGAAGCTTATGAAGGTCAAGAGATGTACAACGAAGAAGAGGAGCTCAAAGAGAAAATGTCTAATCCAGTGATGCGTAAAGATCTTAAAGGCGATGATAAACCTGAAAAGGAAACCGAAAAGATGAGAGAAGCAGATATGGAAGAAGAGATGGATCTTGAAGAACTCCTTGCAGAACTCGAGGAAGAATCTCAACTTAACGAAGCTGAAGACCAAGAAGAAAAGTATGTCGGTGACGACGAAAAATACGAATTCGAAAAAGGTAAAGAAGCTGGCGAAGAAGAAGAAATCGACCTAGAGGATATGAGCGAAGAAGATTTAAAAGCTCTTATTGAAGACGTAATCGAAGATATGGTTAAAGCTGGTGAAATTGAAGCCGGTGAAAACTTTGAAGCTGAAGATGACATGGAAATGGATATGGACATTGAAGTGGATGCTGAAGAAGAAACTATGAATGAGATGTACGGCGGAGGTAAAGGTGATATTCCTTCTAGAAAGCGTGGTAAAATTAAAAAAGACACCGCTGAAGAAGAAGGTATCGCTGATTATGAAAAATCTAAGAAAAAGATGGAAGAAGCAATGGATGAGAATGTAATGGATAAAGTAAATATGTTCATTAAAAGAGTAAAGGATAATGCTGCGGCAGGTCGTCCTTTAATCGATGATGAAATGTTTAAATTTATTGACAAAACTGATGTATTCCCTGCTAATTTTACTTCTAATGTTAGAAAAGAAGAAAAAGATTTAGAAGAAATGGAATCTAACATTAAAGAATTAACTTCAACTTTAAATGAAGTTAAACTCTTAAATGCTAAACTTCTTTACACTAACAAGATTTTCAGAGCAAAGAATCTTACAGAAAACCAAAAGATAAAAGTATTGCAAGCTTTTGATAAAGCAGCAACAGTTAAAGAAACTAAACTTGTATTTGAAACATTATCTACCGAGCTTAAAGAAAAGAAAGCTCCTGTTAATGAATCAATCAGAGGTTTAGCTTCAAAAGCAGCTGGTGTTGCCCCAACAACCAATAAGCAACCAATACTTGAATCAACAGAACAAGTTATGAGATGGCAGAAACTTGCCGGTATCATTAAATCTTAATTTTAAAAAACAATAAACAAAATGTCACAACTTCAATCTCTTTTAGAGTCATCAGCTGCTGGTTGGAAAAACCTTCAGTCTGACGCAGCTAAATTAGCTGCAAAGTGGGAGAAGACAGGTTTACTTGAAGGTCTCGGTAGTGAGACTGACAAGAACAACATGTCAATGATCCTTGAAAACCAAGCTAAGCAGCTTGTAGTAGAAACCTCAACTAACCCTGGTGGTGGTTCAGGTAACGGTGCTGGTGCCTTCACAGTAGGTACAGGTGCTGAATGGGCTGGTGTAGCTCTTCCATTGGTACGTAAGGTATTTGGTCAAATCGCTGCTAAAGAATTCGTTTCTGTACAGCCAATGAACCTTCCTTCAGGCCTTGTGTTCTTCCTTGATTTCCAGTATGGTAATACTAAAACTCCATTTACTGCTGGTGAATCACTTTACGGAAACACTGGATCAGCTCAGTATCCATTCTCTACTGGTGTTAGCAACTTAGCTGAAAACGGTACTGGTGGTCTTTATGGTGCTGGTAAGTTTACTTACTCAACCAACCAGTTCTCTGAATCAGTTGCTTCAGGTTCATTAACTCTAGCTTCTGCTTCTTTATGGTCTCAATTAAACTTTGATTCAGAATTATCAGCTTCTGCTGCTGCTAATCAAATCTTAAAAGTAACCGTTGCTACTGCTACTACAGAGCTTCCTAACTTTGACCCAGACGCTGTAAGAGGCTTCGTTCCTGTTTCAGGTTCAAACTTTACTGCTGATAACTTATTACCAGCATTTACTACTTACAACTACACTGCTAATACTATTAGCTTCTACTTCACAACTTCAGCTGCTTTAGCAAATGCTGCCGTTGTTGCTATCAATGGTAGTACTTACACTGGTACTTTCCAGGTATTCTATCAGAAAGCAACTACAATGTCTCCATACCAAATCGGTGACTTTGAAGCTGATAACACATACGCCATTCCTAACTCTCTTGACGCAACTCAAATCGCGATCCCACAGATCAACATCCAGATG